CTCAAGCAGAAGTGGATCGCATTACAAACCACATTGACCAACGCTTTAACAAGCTTGAAGCAAAAATTGACCAGCTTCTTTCAGCGGGGAAATGATGCCGAGCACAAGTAAGAAGCAACACAATTTCATGGCCGCGATAGCTAATTCGCCATCGTTTGCTAAGAAAGCAGGAGTGCCCATGTCAGTGGGTAAAGACTTTGTAACTGCCGATAAAGGCAAGAAATTTTCTAAAGGTGGCGATATGAAAAAGATGAACATGGGTGGATATGCAGATGGCGGTATGCCAATGGTTATGAAAGATGGAAAAAAAGTTCCAACTTTTGCAGCTGATGGCGTAGGCAAAATGGCTAAAGGCGGCATGGCTAAAGGCGGCATGAAGCATGAAGATGTCAAGATGGACAAGAAGATGATGCAAAAAGCCGTGAATAAACACGAAGGCCGTTTGCACAAAGGCGAATCCATGACCAAGTTGGCTAAAGGCGGTACCTTCCGCGCTTCCGCTAATGGTATTGCTACTAAAGGCAAAACTAAAGGCACAATGATTAAAATGAACAAGGGCGGCATGCCCTGCTAAGGAGCTATTATGGCAACGAACAAATACGACAAACCAACCTATGCTTACACGGCCGGTGTTGGTAAATTGGCAGATGATAAGTTTGACATTAAAGGCGCCACCAATTCGGAAGCCGAAATGCGGTTTAGCGATGTGCCTGACCAAAAAGCTATGCGCTTCATGGCAGCAGACGAGAAGTTGTCTGAGTTTTTAAATCCTAAAGCTGGCGCCGGTCGCGGCAAGCAGGGCGGCCCTACTGCCAAAGAGCTAAAAGAATATGAAGACAAGAAAGACGCTCGCATTTTTACCAAAGAAAAGCGCATGCCTCCTTCTCCCCGTGAGATGGCTTCGGGCGGTAAAGTTTCTTCAGCTTCCAAACGTGCTGATGGCTGTGCTACCAAGGGTAAAACCAAGGGCACAATGGTAACCATGTACGGCGGCGGGAAGTGCTGACATGTTAGCCTGCCGCGGAATGGGAGCCATTTCTCCCAGCAAAATGCCCAAGGGTTCAAAGAAAGAGCGTCGGGACGATACAGACTTTACGCAATATGCTGAAGGCGGCCCTGCTGGTTTGTATGCCAACATTAACGCCAAGAGACAACGGATAGCCGCCGGCTCCAAAGAAAAGATGCGTAAGCCTGGTTCTAAAGGCGCCCCTACTGCCGATGCTTTTGTTCAATCTGCAAAGACTGCTAAAAAATGACCACTACCGGCACCACCCTCTTCAACATGGAATTCACGGAAATCGCTGAAGAGGCGTGGGAGCGCGCGGGCCGGGAGATGCGGTCGGGTTACGATTTGCGTACAGCACGTAGGTCCATGAACCTGATGACCATAGAGTGGCAATCTAAAGGCATCAACATGTGGACCATGGAGCAGGGCATCATTAACTTGACGCCTGGTCTAGCCACATATGCTTTGCCCACAGACACGATTGATTTGTTAGAACATGTAATCCGCACGGGTTCAAACACTGCTTCTACCCAGGCGGATTTGACTATTACACGTATTAGTGTTTCTACCTATGCAACAATCCCAAACAAGCTACAACAGGCGCGACCGATTCAGGTATGGATCCAGCGGTTATCTGGGGAGACAAATCCTACAAGCTCTGTGCTTGATGGTGCGCTCACCTCCACGGCAACAACGATCACGCTTAACACGGTGGTTGGATTAGCCGGTGCTGGGTTTATCCGTTTAGATAGCGAAGATATTTATTACACATACGTCACTGGCAACACGCTGGGCGGCGTCTTCCGCGGCCAAAACAACACAACTGCCGCATCCCACACAGATGGCACGGCGGTGTTTGTGCCGCAACTTCCCGCGGTAACTGTTTGGCCTACACCTGATAACAGCACTACGTACCAATTCGTGTATTGGCGCCTACGCCGCGTTCAGGACGCTGGTGCTGGTGTTAGTACTGCTGACATGAATTTTCGCTTCCTGCCTTGTTTGGTGGCCGGCCTGGCCTACCATATTGCAGTGAAGACGCCAGAGCTTATGCCGCGCATTGAAATGCTCAAGCAGATGTACAACGAAACGTTTGATATTGCCGCCGGTGAAGATCGGGAAAAAGCTGCCGTTCGGTTTGTGCCTAGACAGATGTTTATAGGTGGCTCCTAATGGGTAATCGGTTTGCATCCGGCAAGATAGCGATTGCTGAGTGCGACCGCTGCGGTCAACAGTTTCGATTAAAAAAGCTTAAGACAGAAATTATTAAGCAGCGCAAATATGAGTTGTTGGTTTGTCCCGAGTGTTGGGACCCAGACCAGCCGCAGTTAATGTTGGGTACGTTTCCTGTGGATGATCCCCAGGCGCTACGCAACCCGCGTAGAGACACAACGTATGTAACGTCTGGCGTTAACAGCAATGGTAATTTGTCAGGTGGTTCGCGAGACATTCAATGGGGCTGGGCACCTGTAGGCGGGGCCAGTTTAAATGATGCAGGATTAACGCCAAACTACTTGGTGGCAACCACATTTGTTGGTACAGTAACGGTATCTTAAGGAGCTTAAAATGGCATACACAAAATCAGCCGACGGCATTGCTAAAAAGGGTAAAACTGATGTTCAAGTTTTTCCTACCAGTGGCCCGTCCCAAAAAGAAATCATGGGCGGAAAAGGTAAGGGTAAGGGTAAAACCAACTCTGACATGAAGACCATGGGTCGTAACTTGGCAAAGATTGCCGCACAGAAACGGGGTTAATCATGGCTACATTTAGCAAAAAGATGATGGGTAAAGAAGTTGGCGATGCCAAGGTCTACGCTACACCGCACACTATGACGGGTAAAGTGGTTACGGCTTCTACCAATCCTGGCTCTGGCCCAGACCACAGCGATGCCGGCACAGTCAATATGGCTGTAGGTAACGTTTATCGTCGTCCCGCGCCAGCTGCTAAAACATCCGGCATCAAAATGCGTGGCGCAGGTGCGGCGACTAAAGGTGTAATGTCCAGAGGCCCAATGGCTTAAGGTTGACACAATGGCAATGACATACGCCCAACTCGTGGCTGCGGTAACTGATTACACGCAGAACACGTTTGACACGACTACGATCAATGTAATGATCAAGCAGGCGGAGCAGCGCATCTATAACACGGTGCAAATTGCCAACTTGCGTAGGAATGTCACGGGTTTATTGTCAAACGGCAATAAGTACTTGGCTTGCCCTGAAGATTTTCTCTCGACATATAGCCTGGCTATATACCCGTATAACTCAACCACAGCCACCGGGACATCTGGTGCAAAAACTATTGTGGTTGCCAGTACAACGGGGATTGCGCTGGGCCAGCAAGTTACAGGTACAAACATTGGCACCAATGCAATTGTTCGCGGGATCAGCGGAACTACCATCTACTTGACCGTGGCAAACAGCGGTACAGTTTCAACCACTGTGACGTTCCAGGGCGACTATCTGTATCTCTTGAATAAAGACGTTAACTTTATTCGTGAAGCATATCCATTGAGCGCTCAGTTGGCAGAACCTCAGCACTACGCCATCTTTGGCCCGCAGTCAGCCAATGTGAATGAGTTGTCGTTCATTCTGGGCCCTACGCCTAATGCCAACTATTACGCAGAGCTGCATTACTACTACTATCCAGAATCCATTGTGACCGCCTTGACCACATGGTTGGGTGATAACTTTGATTCTGCATTGCTGTATGGAACACTGTGTGAAGCAGGCACGTACATGAAGAGCGCGCCGGAAGACGGCATGTACAAGACATACCAGGAACGTTATGTTGCGGCAATTGCTCTGCTCAAGAACTTGGGTGACGGTAAACAACGCGCTGATGCTTATCGTGATGGTCAGATCCGGGTGGCTGTTCAATGAGCAACATTCTTCAAACCCAGACGACCAGCTTTAAAAAAGAGCTATATACGGGCGTTCATAACCTATCTACCAATACTTTGTACATTGCTTTGTACACGGCTAATGCTGATTTAAACGAATCGACCACTGTGTACAGTTCTGTTGGCGAAGTTAGCGGTACAGGCTACAGCCCCGGTGGAGTGCCTTTGACTGGTGCAACCATTAATTCGTCCGGGTTTACTGCCTATGTAGACTTTGCCGATGTGGTCTTTGGCGCATCCGTGACGGCTCGTTGTGCTTTGATCTACAACGTAACTCAGGGTAACAAATCCATTGCTGTGTTGGACTTTGGGTCTGACAAAACATCTACCAATTTCACCATCACAATGCCTGCTAACACAGCCACGGCAGCATTGATTCGTTCTTCTAACTAAGGAGTCACCATGACTATCGATAAAATTTCTGCCACCGACATGGTGCAAGCATCTACCAAGTACAACACAATGCCTGAAGATGCTATGAGCATTCAGGGCTTTTACACTGCCGTTTGCCACGGCGCTGACGGACAGCTTAAGTGGACAGAGCCTTTCTGTAACTTGGTCACCACAGTGGGCAAAAACTTTACGCTGGACACCACGCTGGGTAACACCGCTGGCGGCGCAGTTGTGATGGGTCTTAAAGGTGTGGGTACAGCGGTTGTGGCTGACACACAAGCTTCTCACGCAAGCTGGTTGGAAGTGGGCGGAACAAATGCTCCTGCATATTCTGGCAACCGTCCTACACCATCATTTAGCGCGGCTTCTTCTGGCAGCAAAACCACATCTTCTGCGGTTAGCTTTACCATTACAAGCACTGGTACTGTAGCTGGATGCTTTATCAACATTGGCGGTAGCGCAACTAAAGACTCAACAACAGGGACATTGTTTTCGGCTGGTGACTTTTCTAGCTCTAAAGCTGTTGTTAATGGCGATTCTATTGCTGTAACTTACACTGCTACATTGACCTAATATGGCCGCCGGATGGGGTGATAATGCTTGGGGTGATTTGGGCTGGGGAGGCGTAATTGCCTACGAAGTCGAGATCACCGAGTATGTCACTCCCGCCACGGCTTGGGGTCAGGATGCTTGGGGTGCTAATCCGTGGGGCGGCACAGTCCCCATGTTTGACACCCAGACCGTCCAGTTTACGGCCAATGCGTCAGTAACAGAAACAGTAGCTATATCGGAAAGCCAAGAGGCGGTATCAGCGTATGGTGAATCTGTTATTGAAACAGCCGCTATTGCGGATTCCAATACGGCCATAACAGCTTATGGCACTTCAGTCACAGATACTGCGGCAACTTCCACCACAGAGGTGGCATCTGCCAGTTTCCCTGTAGATGTTACAGAAACGGCCTCGACTTCTACCACCGAAAGCGTAGCGGCAACATTTGCCCGGTCTATTACTGAGACTGTGGCAACTTCTACGACAGAATCGGTAGCGGCTACGTTTGCCCGGACAGTGGTTGAGGCCGTGTTGGTTTTAGACAACAATGAAGCCATTACCTCTTACACAACGTCGGTTGCGGATACGGTAGCAACATCTACAACGGAAAACGTATCGGCCAATTATGTAGATTCAGTAACAGAGACTGCGGCCATTAACTCTGTAGAGAGCGCGATAGCACTATTCTTGGGTGACATATCAGAGTCAATTGCAATTGCCGAAGAGCAGGTTGCGGTGTTGATTATGACCATCACAGAGAGTATGGCTCTTGATGACTCACAAATTGCAGGCACGTTTTACACTGAATTTTTGACAGAAACGGCTGTTATTTCAGACACCGTTCAGGGCGGGGCGGGGTACAGTTTGCAACGCACTGAAACAATGGTTATTACAGAAACAAATGATGGTCGATTCTTGTGGGAAATTATTGATGACACGCAAGGCGTTACATGGCAAAATATCAGCAATCCGCAAACACCGGGCTGGACGGATGTTGATACAACAGAATCGCCCGGTTGGACACTAATTTCTACTCAGTAGGAGCTATAAATGGCAAATACGGCACTAATCGGCCTAACCCTTCCGGCTACGGGCACGTTGGCTGGGCAATGGGGCGGCACAATCAACAACGCCATTTCAGAGATTGTCGATGCGGCAGTGGCTGGCACCCAAATAATATCTACTGATGCGGATATTACACTGACTCTGACTACTGGTACTTACACAAGCACAGGTTTGACTGCTAATAGCTCTCAGTACGCAGTTATTCTGTGGACAGCGGGCGGTACAGCCACACGGACTATTACAGTTCCCGCGCAGTCTAAAACGTATGTTGTCATTAACAAAACGTCTAGCACCCAGTCAATCATCATCCAAGGTACAACCGGCACAGGCGTTACTGTTACGGCAGGCACAAGAGCAATGGTTGCATGGGATGGCGTTAACTTTGTACGAGTAGAAGGCACTGGAACAGTTACCTCTGTGGCCGCTACAGTACCCAGCATTTTCAGTGTTTCTGGCAGTCCAATTACTTCTTCTGGTACATTGGCAATGACCTATTCAGGGACGGCTTTGCCTGTAGCCAATGGCGGTACAGGAGCGACATCGTTAACGGCTAATAATGTTGTTTTAGGTAATGGCACTAGCGCCGTTCAAGTGGTAGCTCCGGGGTCAGCGGGCAATGTATTAACCTCTAACGGCACTACATGGGCATCGTCAGCCGCAGCCACACAGACCTATCCCGGTGCTGGAATTGCCAATTCAACTGGAACTGCGTGGGGCACGTCTTACACAACAAGCGGGTCAGGAACAGTTGTAGCGCTAAATAATACGCCAACTCTGACCAATCCAACGGTTACAAATTACGTTGAAACACCATTCTCTGCTAATAGTTCTACAGCAATTACGATTGCGCTGACTAACGGCACAGTCCAAATCATCACCCTGACAGGCAATGCCACAATCACAATGCCAACTGCCGTAAGTGGCAAATCTTTTATCATGTTTTTGAAGCAAGATGCAACGGGTTCACGCACAGTTACTTGGTCAACTGTTAAGTGGCCCGGCGGTACAGCACCGACAATTACCAGCACAGCATCTAAACAGGATATTTTTTCCTTTTTCTCAGATGGCAGCTCATGGTTCGGGGTCACGGTTTCGCAAAATTACACGCCATGATGCAAACAGCTTTTCTTTATCGTTGGACTCAGGCATCCACAGGAATGTGGTATGTGGGTAGCCGCACGGCAAAGAAATGCCATCCTGATGATGGATACATCTGTTCATCAAAACACGTTAAGCCTTTGGTTGAAACTGACCCAGATGACTGGAAGCGTGAAGTTTTGTTGATTGCATCGCCCTTGTATGTGCGTGAAATTGAAGCTAAGTATTTGTTGTCTTTGAACGCTCGTGATGATTCATTGTCTTACAACCGCCACAACGGGGACATGAAGTTTCACACAGTTGGTTACAAGCTGTCAGAAGAACACAAGCGCAAGATTTCACCCAAAGGCCGCATTCGTTCGGAAGCAACTAAAGCCAAATTACGGGCAAAACGTGTTGGCGATAAAAATCCGTTCTTTGGTAAAACGCATACGCCTGAGTATGCAGAACAAATCAGATTGCGGATGTTGACTGACAACCCATCAAAGCGTAAAGATGTCAAACAGAAGTTGGCTGAAATGTTCAAGGGCAGACCAATGCCACAGACCAGAACACCTGAAGCCTTGGCAAAAAAAGTTGTAAGCGCAAAACGTGCATGGACTGAAGGTCTGTACGACAATCGCAAGCAAGCCAACTGGATTCCTACTGACGAACAAAGGGCAAAGATGCGTGAAGCAAGAGCAAAACAAACACCCCCATCATTGGGCAAAACACACTCACCTGAGACAAAGGCTAAAATGGCAGAAGCTAGGCGTTTGTATTGGGCTAACCGCAGGGAGAATGTTTAATGTTTGCAGCATCTAAAACAGATTCAGCCTCTACTGGCGGCTATCAAATCTCACGCAGTTTGCGCTTTAACAGCGCAGATTCTGCTTATCTGAATCGTACTCCATCAACTACAACAAACCGCAGAACATTTACATTCAGCGCATGGGTGAAATTTAGCAAAACGTCTGATGACCCATTCTTAATGGGTGCGGGGGCTGGTGGTCAAATTTGGCTTCTTTCCGACAAAATTAAAGTTCGCTTAAATGGAAGCCCTGATTATTATTACGACACATCGGCAGTTTTTAGAGATTATTCTGCTTGGTATCATGTTGTTGTTGGGGTTGACACTAC